TCGCGATCTCAGCCAACGCCTCATCCGGTGTCAACGAGAACCGTTTGTACTGGAACTCGCCTACCTTATTCTCCGAAAACTGCTGGCCTATCTTAGCCAAAAACTTCATCCCTGCCGGGTCTTTGCTGAGTGCCGCGGTCAGGAAGTCGCCCATGTTCTGATCGTCAGCGAACTTGGATATGACCATATCGCCAAGCTCTACATTCGCCGCATACGCATCGCCCCATTCAGCTCTCAGCTTATTGATATTCGTGTTCAGTGTATCTTGAAACTGTTTCATGTGACTATTGTAGATACCGCCGGACATATCGGTATACTCTTTCCATAGACCTGCCGCCTGTTCCGGAGTAAGTCCGTACTTATGCACTACTCCCTGGAATCCCGCTTTATCAAACCCCATCTTGCTCATCTCACCGGGTAGCTGTACATCCGCGAGGTTGTACCCTTCCGCCGTTTCCGGCACACCAAGCGCTTTGTTGAACACGGCTCTACCCTCAAGGTCATCTGCGCCTTTAGGTAACGGCACTTTCTCATGCCCTAAAAGTTTCTCTAAGTTGACATAACTCTTGGCGACCTCTGTCAATCCTTCCGGCGTATCCGGGAACTTACCTAAACTTGGTGCTTTTGATAGGTCTGCGCCTACCTTAGCCTTCCAACTGAAAGCGGGAGCTGGCGGTGCGGGTGGCGGATCAGCCGGGGGTGGATCATTTGGTGGAGGATCTGCTGGCGGTGGGTCTGCCGGGGGTGGATCCTCAAACCTTACCCTGTTACCATACACATTCATTACTGCACTGTGGAACTTCGGGTCTTGATTGCCCGCATCTATTGGATCAAGATTATCCATTGTGTTCTCCTTTTGGTTATGCCGCTTCTTTAACTTCTTCTTCTTTCTTTTCTTCTACCGGAGTTTCATCCTTCTTTTCTTCTGCCGGAGTTTCCTCTACCGGGGCATCATCCTTCTTTTCTTCTTCTTTCTTTTCCTCATCCATTGCCTTCTCCCTTTTGTTTTGCCATCGCGACTATCTGCTCAGGCGAGTGATTGAGGAAGGTCATGATCGTGGCTATCACTTCACGCCTTCCCGCATTGATTATAGTCTTAAACTCGTTCTCTGTATCAAGTATGCTCTCGTACCACCCGCACGCTTCTTGAAGGAACTCCATCGTTTCCTTGCCTTGCGGAGTGTTGAATGTCGCGTTTATGTTGCTGTGTATCCCCCTGACTATTCTTGCGTCTGTAAGGTCTATCATTTCTTCCCCCTTGATATATCAGTCGCGGTAGCCAGGTCTTTCTCGCCTGAAGCTATATCTTTCCCGGCTTTCGCCGCGCCTTGCATCAATAGTATCTTCTGTTCCTGCGCCTGCGCTTGCGCGCGGTTTTCTCTGATACCTTCTACCTCTTGGTCATCACGCAAAACTTTGACCGGCGCGCCGAGTATATCCCACGCTTCGTCTATCACAGTATCGGTGTTTATCTTGTCTATGACTTCAGGTACGAACTGACCCATCTGCCCGACTAAACTTAAGCCACTCATCAAGCTATTAAGCTCCGACCGTTTCTGCGCTTGAGCGAGCTGTGATACATAGTCTATCTCAAACTGCGGATTCTCCAATAAAGCATCAGGTACAGGCGGGAGTTTACCTCTGCGTTGCAAAATGCCTATTGTTCTTATGACCGTAGGATTTAGCACTGCGCCCATGTACCGGCCTACCGCCGGGCCGAGCATCGCCATCTTCTCGTTTATGCGTTCCTGTACCTCCGGGTTCTGCATCTGTTTGGTTATATTCTCAAACGTCAGGAATATATCGTTATACATCAGGCTCTTAACCTGCTGGGTGTAATACTCAATCGCTGACATACCGACTTTCGGATCGCCGAAGTTCGCGAAACTGAATATGTCTTTAGCTGAATCCATGCTTGTTTTCTTGTAATAGTTCAATGCTCTAGGATTACTGTTGAACGGCATGATGAACGCGTTATGCGGTACGGCTAATGGCGGATCAGTATTCTTCATCATTGCTCTTAGATTAGTCTTAGCGATTGCGTTCAAAAGCCTGGCGAACGGTAAAGCCTTCATTGCGGGGCTGAACCCCCATGGTATGAACGGCCTCTTATCAAACCTGTGCGTCATAGCGGGGAACTCGTAGTATCCGCCTTCTTCCATAGTCTTTTTGTTCTCAACGTCTATCCATAACGCTTCTATCGGCAAGTTGCTCTTGTTTGATTTGGTTATATCCCTTATCTCCCGGTTAGCTATATACAGCAGAAATTTGTGTTTCTTACCCTGGTCTTGGCTGTCTATCTCCTCACGCATAGCCTGAGTCAACGCTTCTACGCCCCAACGTGTCGCCGCCTGGAACGCTGTATACTCAAACTCTATGTAATACTGGACAACTCTGCCTTTGGCATCCTCAACTATGCAGCATTGAGTCAATGGCAGAGAATAGAACCGCACTGTATCTTCCTCATCATCTTCTTCTAAGAGGATTGATGTACCGTACACACCGGATGATTTGTAGTTCGGGAATGACGCTTCATAGAAATTGCTCTTGTTCAGCGTATGATATACCTCATCCGCCACATCGTCTAAGAAGTCTGATACCTCTTTATTGTCTACTAACCTCTGGTCTTTAGACCTTAACCTGAACCATTTGGCTGTCGGCGGAGTGAGATAGTTCATGAACCCGGATGCCAGGATGTCCGGGGCTTCCAAGGTCGTTGAATCGTATAGCACAGTCGTATCCATCTCTGAACCGGAAGCATATGACTTATTGATGTTCGGGCTTTCAATATAGAAATATTCATGCAAGTTCTGCCAATAGCTTTCAAAGTTTGTACGCTGACCTAGTAGAGCTTTAAAGCGTTTGACCTTATCTTCCGCGTTGCTTAGGTTTGCCATTATAACCTCTCCTTGTACTCATCAAGAGTTTTGCGCCCTTTGCTTTGATTACACCATAAACACGCTATCTCCAAATTGTCATAATTGTTGGTTCCGCCCCTGCTTAATGGTATTTTATGTTCTAATGTGTCCTTGCCAAACTCTATGGGATTTCCACAAAGATAACAAGTAAGAGTTCCATACTTCTTAATGTTGTCCTCATAAACCATTTGTACAGTAGCCGTTGTTAGCTTACCGCCCTGTTTCTCTAACAGTTGTCTTTTATGCCAGTTTGCTTTTTTATAAGCTCTTGTGTAAGAAAGTCCATACATTTCGTTATATCTCTTACTTGTGCCACTCTTATGTCTTAAAATCATTGACCTATTGTTAAATGAACCATACTTCTCTATTACCTGTTTTTCATTGCGTAGGCGGATTCTCTCTTTGTTCTTAACATAATAGTCCTTGTAGTATTCTGCAGTATTCATTATAGCCTTCCGATCCAGTTGGTTTCCATCGGTCTGTATCCTAACCGAGTGTATAACCTGTGCAGTTTATCGCTCTTTGAATTATGCATGTATACCATCACGATCGCCGTGAACCCTTCAGCTTTAAGGACTGCACGCGCGGTATTTAAGAGTTTTAAACCGTATCTCCGGCAATGTTTGTTCACGTACCATATCACTTCATGCCAGACTTTATCTGTGCTTATGGGCGAACGAACCTCTTTGCCCGCTAGTAACCCTTCACATTTACCGTCAAGTATCATCAGGAACGCTTGGTCTTTAAGCGCGTCTATTGTATCTAATAACGCCTGGTCGTTAAAACTCAAGCCGTATTCTTCAAGCGACTCGTCTTGGAAGTTCCTGACAAGCCTCTGGACATCATCACGGTACTGGTCTGAATAACGTTCAATAGTCATTATCCTCCCAGTAACGTCTTACGCGCTACATCAGCTTGACCGCCGATACCTAATGGACTAGAGAAACTTGATTGCGTTCTAGTCTTTTTCTTCTTGGTCATATCAGTCAACCCTGTTGCCGCGGGCGGGGCTGTAACCGGGCTAAGCGTTGTCCCTTGGTTACCAGCCGATGATTTCTTTGGCGCTGTTATCCATTGCATAAAGTTTCCCATTATCCTCCTAAAAGTTTCTTACGCGCTACCGTTGCCTCATCCTTGATACCTAACGGATTTGTCATTACTGATTTAGAGCGTGCCATAGCCCGGCTCTTATCGGTAGCCGATTGCTGCGCTATGGCCGCTGAGTCTTTTGTATCAGGTTTCACCGGGGCTGTCGGCATGCTTGCGCCATCACGCGCTGATGCGGCGCTCTTAAGCGCTTTAGCTTGCTGGTTTGCTGAATACATTGAGTATCCTACCGAGCCTGCAGCTATTGTTGATGCACCTATACCTACAGCAGTTGCTGATGCCGCTGTCGCACCTAACGCCGTACCTATCGCGGTAAATAACATATCAACTCCTTACCTTACGCCAGCTTGAACAAATAGATTGCTCTCTTTGCTGTACTGCGGCTGTTTAGTCTGGTACATTTCTTGCTGTTTATAGTTTATCTCGCCGATCTGGCTGACTGCCATGACTAGAGCATCCGCTAAATTCGGTGATTTTATCTGATACTTCGTCCTCATCACATCTTTGCTCACCAGTATCTTGCGCTGGTAATGGTCATATGTGTACTTGAGCGTGCAGAGTTCCCGGATAGTTTCTTCGTCTGTAATGCAGATATGACCGTTCTCCACCAGCTCTTTGAGCTTGTAGACCGCGGCAGTCCGTACATTGCCATACTCTTTATTGACCTGATACCCTAACGGTAAGTTGTGAAACCCTACGAAATACTCTAATCCTCTGCCATGAACAAGCGTATCAAACGGGCCTACGCCCATTCCATCCGCATCTATTACCGCCCTATCCATCATCTGTTCACTTGATGTGGTCAGTATACGCCCGGTAGTATAGTTCAAATCTACGTGATCCCATTGGTCTTGGAATATCATTTCCCAATGCAATGCGCCCATCTGCTGGATATTGACCGCCGCGCATTTGTCATCACCGTATCTTGCGACATCAAACCCGCCGAGCCTAAACCCATATCCTTCACGCAATATGTGATGGTTATGCCTGGTATCTTTGAGCTGTTTATATGTGAATACCGCATCTTCAAGCTGTAAAAGAGGTTCGCCCATCCATATATGCGCGTAATCGGCTTCGCTCTTGGCTTTGCATATTGCGGCTTCATCTTTTAATGTTTGTGGACAGAACGGATTTTCATCGTAGTTTATGTGTATATGACAGCAATCATCACGCCTATAACAAAACTCATATACTGGATCGTATTCTTCATGCCTGTTCATTGTAAAGTATATCGCAACTATATCTTTTCTTATGGTAGGTATCAATTTTTCAAGTGTCATTTTAGTGATAGCCTGTGCTTCATCTATCCAAATAATATCTACACCTTCCATCCCCTGAATATTAAAGGCTCCCTGTTGTCGGAAGCCTCTAAAGTTTATAACTGTACCTGATGTCTTATGTGTGATCTTTGTCGTGAGTATATCGTAGGCGAGGTTCTCAGTCCGGATGATGTCGCAGAGTAGTGAATATACACTTTCAGATATTGAGTTCTGGGTTTCTCTACCACATACCATTCTAAGTTTACGCTGTTCGCCTAAGTATAAGAAGGTGCGAGCCATAGCTTGTGATTTACCGCCACCTCTACCGCCTTCTGCTATGAAGTATTTATATTTTTCAGTGTCTGTGTAAAATGGTCTAAGCTTTGGAGCCATCTGTAAAACAGCCGGAGCATCTATCATTGATTCAGCCTCTTTTTTATTGAATCTGGTACTTCTCCAATGTTTAGCTCTTGTGGCTTGCCATCTATGATAATGCGCCTCATCTCAGTGTATGTGAAGCTTGCGCTTAAATCTACCTTATCCCGGAGTTTACCACTAAATTTACCAACTAACTCTACGCCTTTAGCCCTAGCTCCCCAATCAGGCACTTCAACAAACTCATTACTTACTACCTCATCAGGCTCAATCTTCTCAGTTACCCCTTTTGACCCCTGCTTATATTGATGTAAATATCCCACAACTTTAGTTGCTGAAAGGAGTTCTAATAATTTCTCACTTATAAATTTGTCAGTAATACCCTGCCTCTCCATTACATCGGGCATGGATACTCTATTATCTAAGTCTTTTATGTGATGTCTTGCGGTTCCTTCGGAATAACCTGCGGCTATTGCGGCATTATACTTAGACATGCCAAGTATAACATTCTTTTTATATAATTGCTGTCTTACATTCATAAGTATAACCCCCTATGAATGTAAACATACACTATATAGTGGTTTTTGTCAAGGTGTCTACCATATACTGTATATTTTGTGCGAGATTTTGCGCCATAGTTTTTTGTACCATGGTGTCTGTTCAATTATTTTAACTGCGAAATATTCAGCCCGGCGTTTAGGATGTTGCGGGGCTGGCGGGGTTGTAATTCCTTGCTCGCGCTTGCTTGTGCCTAGTTTTCTGTTCCATTTATCCATATAACGCTCCCTTGTCTAAAACATCATCTTTGTATTCTATCGGCGTGATCTCGTTGTAATATATTCTGAACCTGTTTTTTGTGCCGATACCTTTGTCTACCATATTCTCAGCCATAATACGACATCTATATTTTGGTATCTTGCAATCCATAAAACTTACTATCTTATCAATCTCGCTCTGCCTGCTCATGATCCTCCTTGTCCCACTCCGGGTTATACTCTTTCAACGGCAACACATCTTTTATCTTCTCAATCATAAAATCTTTCTCCTGGCATTTGCATATAATTGGTTTATAGCAATAATAACAATCCACTTTACTCCTTTGCTATCTAAATTTCCCACCATTTATCCACCAAACAGTATTAGTTATTAATGCCCCTATAATCATACCTGCAATCACGCCTAAATCAAAGTCACTCATCCCCACACTCCTTACTTGTTGTCCTTAATTATCAATCGTTCTATAATCTAACTGTCCATCAACTTCTATTCTTGCTCGTATTTCATCAATCAATACTCTTGTTGTAGCACAACCTAAATTAGGTTTATTGTCTATCTTTTGAAGTTCTTTTTCAATCCTCCTTGCGATTAAGAGTGAGTTTTTAATTCCCTCTTTTTCTGCCCAATCAAGTGCATTTATAACTATCAATTCTTTTTCTGTGTAATCTGGCATCCCGTTCATTTTCTCCCCCTTTACTTGTTGTCCTTCTCCCTAACTTCATATTTGTCTAGGATAGCTTGGGCAAGTTGTTCACATAAATATCCCTTACTACACCCACCATCTTGGTATCTTTC